GGAGTCGAGACGCGCGACGGTGTGTTCCCCGCAATGCTGTCGTGGGCCATGGGTGCCGACGCACGGGTCGTCAAGGAACGATCGCTTCGCGAGCTGGCCGAGACCAACCCTGACTTGTTTGTCAACGTCATGCCGTCGATCGTTGGGCGCACACCGCAGCGCGTGCAGGGTGAGGCAAGGCTCATCCTCGACAACCGGGCTGGTGCGCTCGATGTACTGAACGAGATCATCGAAGCCCCTACCAGCGTTCGAGGCAAGGGCTCACCACTTCGCGGTCGCGAGAACAGTGTGCGTTTCTCCATGCCCATCACCGATTCACGAGGGCAGAACAAGGTCAACGGTCTTGGGCAGATTGAGGCGGGAGAGTCGGTGTACGTGCAAGAGCTGGACAACCTTGCCCGCCGTGCCGGGCTGGCAATGTCCGCACGCACCCGTCAGCAGATTGCCGAGCAGGTGTTCGAGCAGACCATGATGAACAACCGGTCTGTGCCTGACCTCGAGGAGTTGTTGGGCAACATTGAAACGAACGCCAACCTTGACCTCAGTGCGTTCGAAACCCAGGCGACCACCAACGCAATCAAGTCCATCATGCGCGGGCTGGGTGAGGACTTTGCGCTCGCGCGTGCAGACCTTGACAACCTGCCACCAGGCATGCCTCCGATCCCGTCGCTCCCTGAGATGATCGAGAGCGGGATGGCTCCCGACGATGTGTTCCGCATGCTGCGCTACGCACTCGGCAACGATGACGACGCAACCCTGCTCCAGCACATTGCCTACGCTCGGCACTCCGGTGCGCCCGACGATGTGATCATCGCCGGTCTCCGTCGCAACATCATTGACAGGGCGTACACGACCTTCGTGCAACCGATGGTTGAGGATATGCGGTCTGTCCGATCAAGCATGGGGTACAAGCCCAACGTCACCAAGAACGACCTGTTCAACCTGCAGCGAGAGTTGGAGCTGGCAGACCCCACCTCCGTGCGGCTGGGCCTGTTCGGGCAGCAGTGGAGCGACACGCTCAAAGAACTGCAGGCTGCCTCTGACTCTGGCAAGTTGGCGCAAAACGTAGAAAACCTGCGAAGACGTGACGCTGCTGCGAAGGCTGTCGACAAGGACATTCCATTGGCAGAGCGACAGGCGGCCGGGATGGAGGTGGCGATTGAGGCTGTTCGCAGTTTCTTGGTTACCCGTCGGCGCATTGCTGCCAGCGGTGCGCTTGCTGGTGGTGCGCCCATCCCCCTTCCTTTGGGACGGTACATCGTTCCTAACGCTGTGACTGCGCCTCTTATCGCTATGTCGACGGTGGGTCCGGTCAACGCTGTACGCATGTTGAAGGGGCCAGGCTACGCCTCGCAGCTTGCAGACGTAGAAGGTCAACTTGCCAACATCATCAACAAACCACTGACCCAGGCACGGTCGACCCCCAACCCAAGCGAGTACCGGTTTACTTCGAAGACTGGAAAGCGGTGGACGCAAGGCGAGATTGACGAGGCAATCAAGCGCAACAACATTCTCATCAGCCGTGGGCAGATGGAGTTCAACGACGCCTTCATTGCCGACGTGCTCCGCGATGCAAAGCTGCTCATTGACGCTACTCCTGCCCCGGCCATGCGGCAGCATCTTCGCCAGCTCGACCCTCGCCGAACCTCGTTCTTTCAATACGTCGCCAACGCTACGGACAAAGCGTTCCGCGAGAACATGTTCGTTAGCGCATTGAGGCAGGGCATGACCGAAGAGCAGGCTGCACGCATGGCTCGTGCCGTTGTGCTCGACTACGGCGCTGTTCCTGACAAGGTAAAGAACGGGTTCAACCGATACATTCTGTTCCTGTCGTTCCGTTTTGCCAACTACATGGAGAGTGTGCGAGGCATGGCGCGCGATCCAAACACGTTCATGCGCAGCCTCAATGCCTTGGACAACAGCCAGACCCAGAGCGACCTGGCGCTGACCGGGCCCGACTACGTTCGCATGCGGCCTATCCTCAGCAAGATTTACGACTTCGACGAGGTTGCAGGATCGGCGCTGTTCGGCCCGTCGGTACCGTTTGGTGAGGCATACGCGGACATGTACCGCTTCGCTACGTGGGCGGCGCAGGCTGGTGCGCGCAACAACAACTTTGTCGGTGCAGCTGCCGGGCAGATCGAAGAAGAGAACCTCATCCCCTTGCTCAGCCTTGCCATCTCTGCGTACAAGATCAAGGGCAACCTCAGCGACACGGGCTCGAAGGTTCCCAGCGAGTGGGTGGCTTACGCCATGGGCACGCCCAACAACTTTGTGTGGAGCATGATGCGCGAGCACGTCAAGCCTGTGCCGAAGGACCGAGAGGCGGGTGGTCGCGTTCGTGCCATGGACCCGATGTACCCGCAAGAAGGGTTTCAGGAATACCAGTGGAAAAGCAAGAACGCAGAGCTGGCGTTCAAGGCTGCTCTTATGACGTTTGCCTACATGGGCATTGAGCGCACACGAGCAGACTACACCAAGCTGGGCATGACTTACGGAGTCGACGAGTTCCTCGACCCTGCGCGCTTTGGACTGGCTCCGACGTTGGGCTACGCGACCGGTGTCACAACACCCATCAACTTGGAAAGCATTGAGAAGCAATCACGTCGTGCACTGCGCGAACAGGAGAAGACTGCGCGCGAACAAGCGCGGGATTGATGCTACGTGGTAAGGTGTGACCGTCGCCGTCCAAGACTGAGGAGGGACAATGCCACCCCGTATCCGCCACTTCCTGCACGACAGTGTGCAGACCGGTACCCAGCAGTTGGGTACCGCCTTCAACGCCAGCGACGTGCACGTTCACGACATGTTGGCAGACTTCCCTGACTCTTGGAAGGACCGCAACTACCAGGGCATTGTCGAGGGCATCCATGTGCAGCTCACGAGTGCCGCGAGTCCAACGAAGATCACCATTCGTATCTGTGCTGACGCCGACGGAGACCTCACCCTGGTGCCCGACACCGAGGCTGAGCTGGTGGCGGGCGTCACGACTGCTGCCACAAAGTGTGCCGCATTCAGCGTGCAACTGCCCCTGTTTCAGACGCTCAGCGCACCGGGCAACGGCAAGCTGTATCTCTTCGCCAAGGTTGACAGCGGCACGGGGAACCCTGTGTTTGCCCAGTCCTTCATCACCTGGCGGGAGTAGGGCATGGCCATCGCACCATGCTTTGACCCCACCACCGGAGCCTCAGGCGGAAGCCAAGGGGGAGGCGGTGGCGGCGGTGCAGACCTGTCTGCCCTGGGGTTCACGGCCATTGACCTGACGGATGGCTCGTGGACAAAGACCGACCCTGGGCCTGACTCTGCCGATCCTCCAGAGCCGCTTGTGGACACTGTGACACACAGCGACGGTGTGAACACTGTCGTGATGAACGCTCTGGGTGCGGGGTCCAGCGACTACTCGTGGACATCAAGCACCACGCAGCGGGCTCCTCGCTGGACGGCTCCGTTGTACGCGCAGGATGCCAGCGGCAACAATGTGCGCGTCACCTCCGGCGACACCTTTATCCTGCAGACGGTGATCGAGTACGTTGCTCCTGCCAGCAGCTTTGCCACGGAGATTGTTGTCGCGACCGCTGAGAGCGGAACCGCAACGACGAGTGGAACCAACAAAGCGCAGGGTGGCTTGATGGTTATCACAGGCAGCGGCGCAAAGCGCATGGGCTGCTTCACAGGCAGTTCAAGCGACCTCAAGACCGGTGACAGCAATAACCATCAGAACATCGCAACCGCCAACCACAGCGGTGGTCGATCGCAGGCAGTCTGCTACGTCAACGTCAACAGCAGTGGTGGGCAACTGACCGGTGGATCTCGCAACAGCGGGATGAGTTTCACCAACACCACAACTGACTTGAACCTGATGGTTGGGCTCGGCGTCTTCTCGTCTGGAACCATCACTGCCGGTGACGACGCCAAAATCAAGGCGTACTACCGGGTCGTCAGCTTCAACTTGCCCTCGTAGGAGTTCGCCGTGCCCGACGTGAAGATTGACTTCCAGGCCGTCGAAGTTGCTGGCCGCAGCACGCAAGAGACCGACGGTGCGTGGTGGTCTGACGATGTGTTTGCCATTCCGGTGTGCATCCCTCTTGCTGAGGTAGGACCGTGGCTTGCGGCTTACGACCCCACCAACCAGTACAGCCCCAGCGCGGCCGACTCTCGGACCATTGCTCGGGCAGTGCTTGACGCCCTGAAGAAGGCGGCGGAGGAACCATGACTGTCGAGACTCTCGTTCCCCAGGTGACCGGCCCAGCGTCGGCGCTCATCGTCTGCTTGCTCATCGGCATCGCTGTGTACAAGTTGCTTCGGGATGTGTTCGCTCCCATGATGCGGTCTGCCATTGACCGACACCTGGGTCAGGTCGACGCCATGATGAAGATGCACAGCTCGGAGCACGAGAAGATTATGAGCGCGCTCGACCGGGTTGCGCAGAGCATCAACTGCCCAGCGCAGGGGAAGTAATGTACCCATACGACCACGACTACTTGCAGGCAGTGGGCATCTTGTTCATCGTTACGACTGCACTGTCTGTCGGCTGGGCATTGTTTCGGACGGTGATCTGATGCCCAAGCCAGCGAAGGGCAAGGCCAAGGTCAAGACGTACCGTGACGCCAAGACCGGCCGCAAGCGCAAGGTCAGCTACGGACAGGCAGGCAAGGCCAAGGGCGGTGGCCCCAGGGTCAAGCCGGGCACGAGCAAGGGCGACAGCTACTGTGCCCGCAGTGCTGGGCAGATGAAGAAAAGCCCCAAGGCAGCGAAGAACCCCAACAGCCCGTTGCGCCTGAGCCGGAAGCGGTGGAAGTGTAGCGGCACCAAGAGCAGGAAGTAGACATGCCCGCTGGACTGTACGCCAACATCAACAAACGCAAGAAGGCGGGCACGTCGCGCTCGAAGAAGAAGAGCACGATCGACCCCAAGACCTACTCGAAGATGAAGAAGAAGAAGGGCGGCTTCGCACCCAAGAAGAAGCGGGGGAAGCGTTGACCTGGGCATACAGCCAGCGGTCGCTGACCCGTCTGGGTACCTGTCACGAAGACCTCCAGCTTCTCATGCGTGAGGCGTTGGTGGACCCGGACTGCCCGTATGACATCACGGTGCTCGAAGGCCACCGAGGCAAAGAGCGCCAGAACCGAGCAGTTGCAGAGGGCAGGAGCAGGTTGCTGTGGCCCAAGTCAAAGCACAACAGCATGCCCTCAATGGCGGTGGACGTGGCCCCTTACGTGGACGGCAAGGTGTCCTGGGACTGGGACCACTACCACCCCCTGGTCAGCCACATCAAGGACGTGTGGGCCAGGCTGGTTGCCAACGAGTTGGTGACGGGCCAGTACACACTGACCGCTGGCGCTGATTTCCCCACACTCCGAGATGGCCCACATTGGCAGTTGGACCCAAAATGATTCCTGCTCTTATCGTAGGCGGTGTCTTGCTTTTCGGCGGGGGCATCGCCACTGGCGTGTCGCTCAACAAGCAGAAGACGCACAAGATTCTTGAGGAGCAGACGCAGCTGATCGGCACCATCCAAGACGGGCAGCGTGCCCTGGTCGAGGCAGCGAGCCAGCCTGTCATCATTGACGCAGAGGTTCGGGCAAGCCTTGCCCGTGTTCCGCCTGCTTGCGTCGAGGCTTTGGGCGGCGATGCGCTCAGCCCCATCTGCAGTTTGCAATACTGCTGGAGTATGGGCGTTCAAAGCGGACAACGCCCCGACTGTGATGCAGTCGAGGCGCTGGTGATTGCTGCTCAGAAGGGCATGTCTTCTTCAGCAGGCAGTGGTCGACGAGTCGGCGTCGGAGCAGACGAGCGGTAGGGCTCGTTGTCGTCCTGCTGCTTGGGCCCAACGAAAGACCAGCTGTCAACGGCCACCTCGGCACTGTGCCCCGTGGAACCATCGCGCTTCTCGTAGGCGCGGACGCTGGCGTTGCCTGACACGGCGACCCAGCTGCCCTTGTTCAGGTACTGCGCAGCGCGCTCGGCCTGCTTGCCAAACACGGCTGCAGTCCACCAAGTGGTTGTCTTGTTTTCGCCCCAACCGGTGTCGATGGGGATGGTCAACTTGACGACCGTGGTGCCACGGTTGCTGGTGCGGGATTCAGGGTCGCGGGCCAGGCGGCCAACGAGGGTTGTGTGTGCTGCACTCATGTGTGTCTCCTTAGAGCATGTAGTCGGGGGCTTCGATCTGAACGACGTTGCCATGATGGGCCCTGCCGGGCCAAGACTGGGTCACCTCACACTCGGCGAGGGTGTCCAGCATAGAGCGGTGGGTGAGAAAAGCAGAGTCCAGGGTTGCATCCAGCCACTGCACAACGGTGCAGTCGTGGGGCGCAGCCGACTCGACCACGATGTTGTAGGCCTTGTACTCCACGAGGTGCAGAGGCACGTCGAAGAGAACGGAGGCTGCATGCAGGTAGTGGGCGTGTTGAATGGGCCACTGGAACTTGGCCCCCTGCCTGCGGATCTGCTCAGGGTCAGTGGTGAAGAAGGTCTTGAGGTCTGCGACCACCAAGCCCCGCTCCTCGCTGTAGTGCACGATGTCGAGCTTGGCCTTGCACTCGCAGGCTGGGTCCTTCCAGATGCTGACCTTCTCCGTGAACGTGTTGGGATGCGACAACAGTTCAGCAACCCAAGGGTGCTCGTTGACCTGCTCCGCCATGGCAACCACGAGCTCGTGCTCTTGCGGAGACAGCACGTCACGGTCACCGACGGTCTCGAGGAATGCTTTGTATGCCTTCTGCCTCTTGTCTCTCTTGCCCTCGTACACAGCAAACTGCTGGTCGAACGTGAACGGCTCGAGCACGAGGCAATGGGTCGCGCGTCCGAGACGGAAGGCTGCGTTGTCGGCAGCCGGGTGCTCGGAGTTGTGCCTGTAGTGCAGCGGACTCTTGGCCATGTGCTTGAGCTTGCTATAGTTTACAGCCGGGTAGGCCCGGTACTGTGCGTCGGTCATGTCATCCATGTGTGTCCTCAGGGTCAAGGGCAGGAAGAAGAAGGTGTGCGAAGACTACGCCCAGCGCCTGCCACGCATGGGATGACACACCGTAGAGAGGACCAGGGTCAGCCTTCTTGCCGATGGCTACCTGGCGTGAGCCCCCATGAATCTCAATGAGGGCGTTGCGAACGTGCGAGTCCTTGTTGCCGTGCCGTGCACAGCCCAAGGCTTGGAGTACCTGCCGTCGGTAGTACAGATGGCAGTCCATCTTGCGGGCCGCACAAGCCTCCCAGATCCGTCCTACCACCTCGGTGGTACGAACGACTGCGGTCGACGGTGGGCCCGCCTGTGTGCGCTCTACGGCCACGCTGCAGGGTGTGCCGGATTGGGCAGCCCGGCGACGCCAGGCATCGAGAGCAAAACGCACCGTGTCGAGGGACGCCTGCTTCTCTGTGTGCAGCACCCGACCCACTGCCCCCTCCTCCGGTACCTCGTACACGACAAGGCCAGAGGCAAGGGGGCCGGGGTCGACCCCGATGACGAGCCGCTTAGGCATCGTCACCACCGGGGGTTGGCACGACGACGGCCTGTTCTGCCTGCTCGGCTGCATCAGCCTGTGCCTGGAAGTGAGCGCGGACGATGTCGCCCTTGTCGGTGCGCAGCCAGCGGATGACAGCCGCCCGGCGGGCGTTGTTCATCTTCGCAACCTGGGGTCGCATGGCCGCCAAGCACCACTGGTCGAGCTCGGCCAGGGTGAGGTCCACGTCGAGGCAGGCCTGCTCAACATCAGCCAGCGTCACCTCGGGGGCAGGCGGTGCAGCCACCCGGGCGGGCTGAGCCTGGACGGGGACGGCCCGACCCACGGCTGCGTTTCCATCATCGTCCCCCTGCATCAAGCCACTGATGCTGGAGGCAGAGTAGCGACGCAGGTAGGAGATGCAGCTGCCCATGGCGTGGGCGTCACGCCGCTTGCCGATGGGCATTGACATGGTCGACCGCATCCACTGCCCGCTGCTGTGTGTGACCACCGTGGTGAGGGACACGAGGTCGCCGTCGAAGGTGGGGTGCTGCATGAGAGACAGGCCGTGCCGGTTGAGGGCAGGCAGGATGGCCCCCAGCACGGAGCTGAGCGTGCTGTACTTCGACTTAAAGTGCGGGTTCTTTGCATCGTAAGCGGCGGCCCGCATCTCACCCTGTGCTTGGGCCAGTGCGTGGAAGAGCTGCTGCATGTTGTCGGAGGTTTCGTACATTGTGTGTCCTTGCTGTTGGGCAGGTCAGCCGACCTGCAGATGGAGTGAGGGTGGGCGTTCGCCCTGCATGCCTCGGACCGCAGACAGTCCGTCGTTGGTGTGCATGCTGTCGGTGTCTTTGTAGTAGATGACGAGGCCCTTGCTGCGTGTGCGCTTGAATCCCACACGTCGCAGTGCCATCGCTAAGCTGTAGCCGCGAGCCTGGGCGGACAGTTTCTGGTCGATGGCTTTGGCAAACTGTCCGATGGTGAAGCCGTTGGCTCGGCCACCCCCGTTGGCATCGAGCGCCATGACTGCACACTGGGTGTACCAGTCAACGCCCAGGTACTGGTCGTTCTCGAGTGCTCGCCTCTTGTCCTCGTCTCGTGTCAACCACCACTGCTCGCCCGAGCGGTACAGGTGCACGGCCTCGGCCAGCAGTTGGTCGCGGTTGTCGCGCAGCCATTCGAGGTTGGCCTCCTTGCCGTAGGCACACTGCACCACCCAGTAGCGGCGGCTGCCTGTCGGGTCTCGGAGCAGCCCCTCGCACTCGTTGGTGGTGCCGACGATGACCGTGTGCCGCTTGAAGGTACGGGTCTTCCTGCCGTAGGGTGGACGGAAGCGGTCGATGGCAGAGGACAGGAATGCCTTGCGTGCCTCTTGCTTGCGCACACCCTGGCTCGCCATCTCGGCGTCCTCGTAGAGAAGCGTGGAGTAGAGGGCCATCAGACCATCCTTGTCCCCCAGCACAATGGGTGTGTCCGAGAACAGTTCGTTGTCGAAGCCAGGCCAGTCGACCAGGGTGCGGAAGATGGTGCTCTTCCCGAACCCCTGCTGCCCGGTAAGCACGAGGCAAGTATCAAGCTTGCACCCTGGCTTTAGCGTGCGTGCCACCATGCCGATGAGGAATCGCTTGCCGTAGGAACGGAACAGCTCACGGTCGTCCAGCCTGCAGGTCTCGATGAGCCATCGCTCAGCGCGAGGCACACCGTCCCACTGCAGTCGGTCGAGGTGCTCGGCGACAGGGTTGCGCTTGCGCTCGTTGGCCACAGTCTCCACGGCAGAGAACACCAAGTCCTTGCCCGGCCTCCAGAACCACTGGTACACCAGCTCCATCCGCTGCTGGATTGCAAGCCACGTCGCATCCGTGACGGGCTGGTTGCCCATCATCTCAATCTGACGGAAGCCGTCGTACCACAGGTCGTAGGCATCGTCGTCTCGCAAGAGAGACATGAGGTTGGACACCGTGTTGTACGGCTCCCCCTGCCCTGTCTTGCTGGGCTTGCGCAGCAGATCGGCCAGCCCGTTGCGGGGCTGCACGACGTGCGTGTTCCAGTACGTGGTGTCGGTCGGGCTGGAGTAGTACCGGGCCCTGCCGTCCCGTTCCTTGGCGAAGAACCCAGAGCCCACGGACGAGCCGCCGAAGGGACACACGACTCGGACGCGCTCGCCGGGGGCCAGGGTCTGCGCGATGAGCTGCCAGGATCTGCCATCCTCCAGCGTCATCGAACGGAAGTCACACTCTACCCTGCGCGCACGCTTGGGGCGAGCCGGGCGGGGGACCGGGCTCTCGTCTGCGCTGCCACCGAGGGGCAGCTCGCCGTCCCGCTTCAGCTCTTGCTGCAGGCGCAGCAGGTCTGTCTGGTCGAGCAGTGAGGTAGACGACTGCACCACCTGCACCTTGCGCGGATCGAGCGGTGCCTTGGTGTTGAAGCTGCCTGGCACGCGGGCAAGTCGCGCGCCCACGTCCATCGTGGAATCCAGCAACGACTCCATCTCAATGGGTGGCGACATGGTGCGCCCTCGATCGAGAGCACGCTGGTTCACCTCGTTGATGACACCCGCAGCCACCCGTCGCAGCGCCACCTTCTCGTGCCGCATGTCCTCGTGCACTGCGTAGTGCGCGTGGAATCCCCAGCCCGAGTCGATGACCAGTGTGGGTGGCTCGCCCACCACGTCCTCGATGAGCGTGAGGAACTCGTCGAGCATGAGCGCACGGAAGGCATCGACAACAGCAGGGTCTTGCTTGTACAGCTTGGCCTTGCGGTCCTTGACGCTGCGCTCGAGCACCACCCCGTTCGCCTTTCGGGCTGCATCGAAGATGGTGATGAGGTCAGCGTCGAAGAACAACGAGGTCACACCCACACAGTTGTCCACCGTGCGACCCCTCCCCTTGTGATTGACCACACCATCGGGGAAGTAGCCCGTGCTGATGTAGTCCCCTCCGGTCAGGGTTTGCTCGACGTAGCGGTGACCGGCCGGAGGCTTGGGCCACACGCGGTTGGCGCGGGAGTCAATCATCACTTGTCCTCGCTGCTTCCGTCCTCGCTCGCAGCGTACTTGCTACGGCTCAGCCGCTCGGCTGCATCAGCCTCAACGAGCGGGCGGATCACAACCTCAAGGTACTTGTTGGTGGTCATGTTGGAAAGGCCAGCGGCAATGGCCAGGGCTTGGCCGTGTTCCTCAGAGAGTCGGGGTCGGATGGTCATGGTGTGCTCCTATGCACGGGGTGAAACTACTTTTCGGGGACGTGGCCACGACAGAACTTGCCGGGGCACGGGTCGCCGAGAGGGACGAAGCGACCACAGTCCTCGCAGATGACGGCGAGTGTAGGCTTCAGTGCTTGGGTCAATGCTGTTGCCACTGCGGCTCGGTCCTCGCTGTCGTCCAGGCTGCGACCGTGCTGGTCTTCCAGCACTGCAAGCAGGCGGCGGGTCAAGAGCTGTGGCAGGTAGTCAGTTGTGATCATGTGTGTGTCCTTGCTGCTTCCGTCCTCGCACCTTCCGTCCTTGCACCTCCCGTCCTTGCACCTCCCGTCCTCGCACTCACGAGAACCGGGGGGGGGCCGGGCGCGCGCGCGGCGGCGGCGCGGGGCGCGGGCGCGGGCGCGGGTGCGGGTGCGGGTGCGGGGGGCGGACCCCCCCGCCGGGGGGCGGACCCTACAGGGTCGCCCACTTGCCGTCTTCGAAGTAGTCGATCCGGGTAGCTCCGGCCTCGCCCTGTGCCCAGTCAAGCGGAGCGAAGGCACCCAACGCGGCCGGGTCTCCGTGGTAGCGGCCCCGGTAGTACAAGTTGCCGTCATCATCGAAGATTCGAAACGCGGTGCCCTTGTTGCTGAGTCGACGAGTAGCAGGCACCTCGCAGCACAGAGTGCCAGGCATCACGGGTACCATCTCTTCGGAGAAAGAGTCGAGGTCGACCAGGCTCTTTTGTGCGTGTGTGATGGTCCAAAGTGTAGCGGTGTCAGTCATCTTGTGCGTCCGGGTCAAGGGCGGGACGGTCCATCCGTCCAACACAGATACTGTATAGCGGGACCTTCGGACCGTCAAGAAGAAAGTCCAAGAAAGTTTTTGGTCCCTTTGTCCTTGACAGGTGGACCAATGGACCATAGGGTGTGTGTGTTGGAAGGGGGTAGCCCTTCCCCATGACACCAACCAAGGACGCACACATGGAAACGACCTTCACTGTCAAGCTTGAAGTGGAAGCGAGCGCCGCCGCCGTCAAGGCCGCGCTCGAGTGCAAGGCATTGCAGCCGATGGCATACGCAATCGATGCCGGAGCCGCCGACGGAGCCGCATTCAAGGCCGCGTATCCGGGCAGCCTGCCACGAAGTGCCCGCCGGACGGTCGCTAAGGAAGCGCTCGCCGCCCGCACGGGCGACCAGTTCATTACCCACGCCGACCAGTACCTGAACGCTTTCTGCTCCGCCTCTTTGTAGCCCCGGCTCTCCTGCTCTGCCCCGTACCGGCTCGACCGGACGGGGCTTGCGGGGTGTCGGACATCCCGACCACAGACACAAGGACACACACACCATGCTCTATCGACTGTCTTTTGAAATCGACACCGACTGCGACCCGTCGGACTTGCTTGAGTTCCTCACCGAAGGCGCGGCCCCGTTGCTGTTGAAGTGGCTCCCCTGCTACGACGCGACACGCGAGACGACGCTCGAAGAACTTGAAGAGTCCTGCTGCGTCGAGCCGGTGGAGGTGAAAGCATGAGCCGCCACGTTGAAGACTTTCTCTGCGTCGCCCTCTTTGGCGCTCTGTTCTTCGTCGGCTTTGCTCTCTTCGGCGGTGCAGCATGAGCCGGGCCCAGTTCGATAAGACCGTTTCGGCTATCGCTCGCGAAGTTATCCGAGAGGAGCGCCGCTCCGCCTATGACGTTGGCGTGTCTCCCTGTGGAGAGTGGGTCGAAGAAGTTAGCGAGTGGACCGATTACGTTGCCGAATACCTGCAGGAGTCTTTTGAACCCGGCACGGTCGAATACTCCGACGCATACGCGGCCGTGTGTGAGCGGGTGCGCGCTACGCTCGGGGGTGCAGCATGAGCCGCCCCGGGTTTGTCCTTTACGAAGGACCGTCGGCTATCCAGCCCGGCGTCGACATCGTCGTGATTCTCACGACCAAGAGCAGCAACACCAAGACCGGCAATATCCCGCAGGTCTGGTACCTGCTGAAGGACACCCCGCCGCACGTTGCCTCCCGAGAGGGACTCGACACCGCTATTTGTGGTGGGTGTCCGCATCGTCGCAGCGCTGGTGGTAGCTGCTACGTCGTCTTGCACCGTGGCCCGCTGTCAGTGTGGAACACCTACAAGCGTGGCCGCTACGGAACGGGAGCCGAGGCCATGGCGTGGCTCGACTACCACCGGCCCCGGGTCATCCGGGTGGGGGCGTATGGCGATCCGATGTCTGCCCCGCTGGTGCTGTCGAAGCTTGACCAGATGACCACCCCCCACGGTACCAAGCTCCTTGGCTACACTCACCAGTGGAAGCGACCCAATGCCGCCGGCTATCAACGGTGGTTGATGGCATCGGTCGATAGCCCCGCCGATGCACTGCGGGCACGGTCGAAGGGGTGGCGCACATTCCGCACCCGTCTCGAGGACGAGCTCCTCCAGGACGGCGAGACGGTCTGCGATGCGGAAGCCAACGACGCTACCTGCAGGGAGTGCCGGGCATGCGATGGCACATCGAGCAGTCGGCTTTCACCGGTCATCACCGCCCACGGCCCGGCCTTCGTGGTCAACCGGTACAAGGCCTGGCGCGCAAGGTGAGCCGCTACACCCGCCCGGACTTGGTCGATGACTTGTTGACCTTGTCCGGGTTCCTTCTCGTCTTCTTCTTCGCGGCGATTCTTGCCGCTTGCACTCATCGACCCAGGACACGCACCGATGACACACCCAAACCGCCAGCGATGGTTGACCCGATACTGCGCCGAGCATCCACCCGCGCGGGTGGTGAGGTTTCACCCCGACGGTACGATGGACGTGGAGACGATCGGGACCCATGACGTGCACGGGGTGACCGTGCTGCGGGAGACGATCCCCGCGACGCTGGTCTCCCTGCGGTCGTGGCTCGGGTACTGATGGACCCTTGGACGGGCTCGAGCGGGTGGGGGTCTCCCTCGCAGTGCTCGAGCCCTCGAGGACCGCGCGCGACCCAAGCCGAACTGGGCCCCGTTCCCAGGGTGCACCCCGCCGACCTTGTGACCGTCGACACTCCCGCGCTATCGGGTGCACCTCAGACCCTGTTGATACCCCACCCCCCTACTATACCTCCACTACTCTTTCCTAAAGGGTAGAGGGTGCATAGAGAAGGGGGAGAACATCGACCACCACTGGTAACCGCGGGTGCACCCTAAGCCCGAGGGGGGGTGCACCCCCCCCGGGGGGGGGTGGGGGGGTGGGGGGTAGAGGGTAGGGCGTACCCCCGGACTTGGGGCCCCCCCTGTACCACCCCTATGGAGGCAAATCCTTGTGCGTGTGCTAAACTGAAAACGGAGGACACATGACCCCTGAACAACTGAACGCAGCTCTCGTCGCCCTTGCACCCGATGCACTCGGCTGCATCCAGCGCACCCTTCGTGGCACCGACGGCTTCCGCCCCGTGAAGGCCCAGGTCGACTGCGCGTGGCGTGTCATCGAGGTCTGCCAAGCGCAGCAGCCAGCCGAGGCGCTGAAGCCCACCGAGGAGGTCAGCGAACTGGCGAACGTGCTTCGCCTCGTTGACCAGTGACGGTACACCTGCCCAGCTCCATCCCGCAACACATGCGGGAGAGCGCCACAGGGCTGCTGACAGACCGGGCCAAGTTCTGCCAGATGCTGCGGATCAAGCACAAGCAGCAGCAGCGGTTCGTGCCCTTCGCGCCCAACGCCGCCCAGGAGCGGCTGTGGGAGGTCATGGACAAGCACAACCGCGTCATCGTCATCAAGTGTCGCCAGGTCGGGGTGTCGACCGGTGTGCGGGCGTGGCAGTTCCACAGAGCCTACACCACCCCGCATCCGCAGAACTACGCGGTGCTCAGCTTCCACGAGCGGTCTGCCCGCAACCTCCGACGCATGGACCGGCGGTGGCTGTCCGAGCTGCCAGGGCTGCTGCAGCGAGACCTCGAGGTGGACAGCGCAGAGGACACGGTGTTCTTGGACACCCGTGCCGGCTTCAGCTCGTTCACGACCGGAGGGCGCGGGGGTACCCGCTCGTTCGAGTTCACGGGCGGTCACCTCTCCGAGTTCGCCTTCTACAGCGATCCCGACGAGGTGCTGGCCCAGGTCATCTCGACAGTCGGCGACGGCCCGCTCATCATCGAGTCTACGGTCAACGCACCGGGCGACGCCTTCCACAGGCTCATCGAAGGTGCGCCAGACAACGGTTGGCACCTGTTCACGTACTGGTGGTGGCAGCACGAGGCCTACCGCGACGAGAACATTCCTGAAGACTACGAGCCCACGGAAGAAGAGGTAGACCTGGCGGACCACTACGGGCTCGACGATGCGCAGTTGTGGTGGCGTCGTCGGATGGTCGCCACGCTCGGTCTACACAAGTTCAAGCGGGAGTACCCTGGTTGTCTGGACGATGCGTTTCTCGCCAGAGAGGCCACGTACTTTGACCCGCGCGACCTTGACAACATTGACGTTGTGTGGTTCGAGACTCCGCAGCGCGAGCTGAAAGCGCCGCAGGAGGAGTCGCGGTACGTCATGGGCGTCGATGTGGCTGCAGGTGTGGGGCTTGACTACAGTGCCCTGGCGATCGTCGAGCTCGGAACGCTGCAGCCGGTGTACATCGAGCGCAGCAACAAGGTGTCGCCTGTAGACTGGGCAGCCCGCATTTCAACGCTTGCCCGCAGGTACAACAACGCGCTTGTGCTCTGCGAAGCCAACAACCACGGGTATGTGGTGCTGCGAGAGCTGGATCGGCTGAAGTACCGGCGGTTGTGGAAAAGTGCGCGCGGCAAGCCTTGGATCACAACCGTGCGCTCGAAGCTGGATGCCTTTGAGTGTCTGCGCGAGCACGTCAAGGCGGGTCTCATTTTTGCGCTCGACCAGTCTACCTTGCACGAACTTCGAGGCATCGAGGTTCGAAAGGTCACACCCGAGGCTCCGTCTGGTTTGCACGACGACCTTGCCGTTGCGCTTGCGCTGGCCTACCGTTGCGTCAGAAGCGCCCCGCTGTCGCATCGGCGGGAGGCAATGGAGGGATACATGGACGAGTTCATCAGGCAGCGCCGTGTTGCCCGGCTCAAGGAACGGGCCCTGCCCTGGGAGAGGAACGGATGAGCTGCGAACGCTGCAACCTCGAAGGCAGCATTTGGCTGCTTGCCGGTGACCTCCTCGTAGACGGCATTGTCAAGTACGAGGGCGACGACGAGGGTTGGATGCTCAAGCGCGAGGATCTTGCAACGGAGCTGCTCGACGAGCAGAAGGACAAGCCCGATCACGCCGACGACTGCCGACTGAGGAAGCCATGATTACACCCCCCATTGCCCGCAAGCTCTTCGAGCAGCACGAAGAGTATTGGAACGACAAGCGTCCAGAGATGCGCAGGCTCCGCAATGCGTACCTCATGCGGTACTGGCAGCGCAGCATTGCTTACGACGACAGCCTTCTCATCGAGACCAGTCGCGCCTACGAGTTGATCGAGAGCTACATCGCCAGCCTGTTCGTGCGAGACCCGGCGGTTGTGGTGAAGCCAGACCTGCGCGGCCGAGGCGACCCGCTGCTGACCGAAGAGGTTGCGAACCACTGGCTTATGACGGCCCGTCGACAGATCGAGGATGCGCTGCGGCTGTCCCTCATTTACCCTTGGGCAGGCATGAAGCTGTCGGCGACCGACACGCGCGATCCGTTGCGCCGCGTTGAGGTCACACCCATCGGCCCCTGGGACGTTGTTGTCGATGATGCAGCTTCAAGCTGGGCTACGCAGAGATTTGTGGGTCACCGGTACTACGTGCCGATCGACGTTGCCAAAGAGAAGTACGGCAACAAGAAGTACAGCAAGCGCACCTTCTCGCGGTACATTGACTACCAAGACGAGAACGAGCAAATCGGGGCGTACCGTCGGGATGAGGATCCGATCACCAAGGACATTACCGACTACATCTTGGTGGTCGAGTTCTACGATCTGACCGACGACAAGTTGTTGGTGTGGTCGCCAGACTACCAAGAGGGTCGCAAGTTCTTGTACGACGGCATCGAGCTGGCTGTGGGCAGCGACGACGAGGAAGAGCCAGAGCTGGAGAAGTTCGACGGCATTCCGTTTCGAACTCAGTCAGACCGGCCGATTGTTCCCATTGTACCGTTGTTTATGTCGCGCGAACCCGATGAGCCGCTGCGGGGGTACAGCGCACTGCGCCGAGTGTACGACCAAGTCGTGGAGGTCAACACCATCCGCACCTTCCAGGCCAACGGCATCCGTCGGGCAGCACGGCAGTGGCTTGTAGAGAAGGGCATCCTCTCTGAAGAGTCCATGAGCAAGATTGCCCAGGGCCAGGACGGTGAGTTCATCGAGGTAGAACTCACCAACGGGCAGAACCTGCAGGCGTCGTTTATGCCGGTGCCGCACAGCCCGGTGCCGCCGGAGCTGCAGACTTATGAACAGCAGGTCGAGGACGACTTCGGTCGCGGCAGCATTCTTGCGCCGTTTACTCGCGGCGAGGCCACCAAGGCCACCGCGACGGAAATCACGGCACTCGCTGCTTATTCGTCCAGCGAGGTCGGGAGGATGGCGCGCGAGCGTGATGCAGCCATTGCAGCCATTGCCGAGGCCTACGTCGTCATGCTTGCTACACTCATGGGCGAAGACCCAGTCATCATGCGTCTTTCGGGCGGCGCGCAAGCACTGACACCAGACGACCTGACGGGCGACTTCGGGTTTTTTGCTGTGGACAGCGGCTCGACTCCTATGTCCGAGGCTGTTGCCAAGCAGGAGTTGATGACCCTGGTTCCCGTGCTGCAAGCACTGGGTGTGGCCAACGAAACCATCCTAAAGAACCTCGTCAGGGTCTACGGCCTCACCGAGGAGTTCTTGCCGCAGCAGGCTCCTGCTGTGCCCAACATGCCGCAGATGCCCCCCGGAGCTGCCGGCACACCGGCAGAGATGCTTCCGCAGGCGGGTGTCGCGCCAGGCAAACTGCCAGCTCCAGGCCAGGTCAAAGCAATGTTGCCTGACGGCGGAGTTGTTTGATGCCGTTGTACGAATACCGATGTATCTGTGGACAACACTACGAACGTCTGCGCGACATGAACAGTCGCTCGATTCCTGTTGACTGCTTGTGCGGGCGTCAGGCAACGCACGTTCCATCCATGCCTGCGCGCACTGCCTACGGGTGGGGTGACACGAAATGGGATGGTTTTCATGATCGTGCCTTGAACGTCACGTACCGCGACAAGAAGCACCGTGATTCCGTGATGAAAAAACGTGGCTTGCGCCAGCTTCAGCCTGGCGAGGTTGAAGCCGAGCAGCGTCGCGTTTCTCGCGAGCACGAGCAGCATGAAAGAAACATCAAGACTTACACGACCGCGCTGAAAGAAACAGGCAGCACAGAGACTGCCATGGCGCGGACGTTCCCAAACCCTGAGGTGTGACATGGACAAGATGAACGACATGGTCGGCGAAGACGACGCAATGATTGAAGGCATGTTCGCCGATATGCAAGGCATCGGAGAAGACATGCAGGGCATGGTAGACATGGAGCTGCCGATCATCCGAGGTCAGTTTTCACAGACCGCCATGAACGCACTCGTCGATTCCACAAACATGGCGCTTGAAGCAGCCGGATTCGAAGGGGACTACCCAGAGTTCGGAGAGGACGTTGTCGAGTTTCCCTCTGAGTTTGTGCGAGTTCTTGCGATGTTCGCAGATGCAGCAGCAGAGACCGGGGCTGGGATTCAGTTGGAGATGGACATGATCGAAGACGATCGTGACGTGGCTACTTTGGCATCCAAGGTCCGCCAACTGGCAGAGAGCGATGCGTTCGCACAAGGAATGGCCGAGCCCATTGAGGCGGAAGTTGCCATGCAGGGTGCACCCATGGGGGGTCCACCTGACGAGGAAGCACTCATGATGGAGCGTATGTGATGGAAGAGCAGACTGCAGCACCCGCACCCGCGGACACGGCTGCACCCGCAGAGACAGCAGCACCTGTGACCTCAACCGACGAGGTTGCAGCAGCAATGCCTGCCGGTGCTGGGGATCGAACTCCAACTCCAAACAAGTACAAGCAGGAGGTCGAAAACGTCCTTGTTGCTTACGAGCAAAAGCAGGCAAGGCTTGCTCAGGAACGTACAGCAAGAGAGGCCGCAGCCGCCGCAGCCGAACCACAAGGGCTGCTTGAAGGTGAGTCCTGGGACAGCATTTACACAGAGCAGCCCGAGCCTGTGCAGCGCGCCATGTCCGAGATGCGAAAGGCGTTCACTCGCAAGACACAAGAGTTGGCAGCCGAGCGGCGCAAGCTTGAAGCGCAGAACCAGGCGCTCATGCAGAGCGGACTCATGGATGAGTTGACCGCGCAAGCCGGGTCGATGCCCGAGGACTTTGACCCGTTCAACCCAGAGCACATCAAGCAGGTCATCGAGTCTAAAGTTGCCGCTCGACTCAAAGACGTGCTCGAACCGCTGCACAAACAAAACCAACAGTCCGAGGCCAAGGCTCGCTACTCCTCATTCAAGGAGCAGCACCCCGACTTGTTGCAGGACGATAGCGTCAAGAAGGGCGTCTACGACGCGCTTCAGAACGATCCAAATCTAAAGCTGGAGCAAGCGTACTGGATGGTCAAAGGGCGCATGGCTGACGCTGCTGCACAAAAGGCATCGAGTCGAGCAGCACTTCAGCGCAGAGCAGCGCAACGTGCGGCCCTGGTTACCGACCGGGGCTCACGACCAGGCAAGCCTGTGCTCAGTCCAGACTTGAAAGATGCAAGTGCGTTTGACATTTATCAAGCCTTGAAGGCGCAGCGAAAGTAGGGTAGCGTTCCCTTACAGGTTGGACCCGCAAGGACACGCCAGCCCTCGGCCCCCGGTTGTGGACACGCCGCTTCCCTTCGAACCCTTTGGAGAGTCTCATGCCGACCACGACCGGCGTCCAGAATGACATTCTGGCCAGTACCCTGCGCATCCTGCGCGACAAGGAAGTGGACAACACGTTCCGCATCATCCCCCTCGTCGACGCAGTCAACACCCTCGGAAACGTCGAAGATGTCGATGGGGGCTCGTATATCGACAGTCCTGTGATTCTGACTGATCACAGCACGATCACCCAGCTGAGCAACGGTTATGAAGCAGTATCTCTGGCCGTCAAAGATCCGCTTAGAACCGCCACTTACAGCTGGTGTGATGCAACCGCACCGGTTGTCATCACCCGCAAGGAAGAGCTGAGCAACAAGGGTGAGAGGGCGATCATCCGTATTGCCGAGG